ACAAGGAAGGAACTTTTGTAGTTTGGGAGAGACCAGTGAAGGATGTCACGCTTGGTATGTACTACGCCTCTGTGGATCCCGTGTCTGAAGGTAAAACTACAACTAGTGATTCCTTGTGCTCTATTTACGTAATGAAAGCAGCAAGAGAAGTCACCAGGGTAAAGGCCAACGGTCCTGATGAGGTCTTTATAGAACGCGACAAGGTAGTAGCAGCTTGGACCGGTAGATTTGATGATCTCAATAAGACCCATGAAAGACTTGAAAATATCATAGAATGGTACAAAGCCTGGACGATCATAGAGAATAACGTAAGTCTCTTTATCCAGTATATGATCGGCAAAAGGAAGCAGCTGTACATGATCCCTAAGAAGCAGATCATCTTCCTGAAAGACCTGGGAGCCAATGAGAACGTGTTTCAGGACTATGGTTGGAAGAATACCGGTAGACTCTTCAAAGACCATCTTCTAAGTTATTGCATAGAATACCTAACAGAGGAATTGGATGTAGAAACTAAGGAAGATGGTACTATAGTAAAGACTACCTATGGTATTGAGAGAATCCCGGATATCATGGCCATGAAAGAGATGCAGGCATATGAAGAGGGTCTCAACGTAGATAGATTAGTAGCTCTTGCAGCCCTTATAGCCTTCTGTAAGATGCGCCAATCTAACATGGGATTAAAGAAAGTCAGAGAAGAACTAGACAAAAAATTGCATAAGTCAGAAGATTTTAGTAAATTAGTACACAACCCATTTCGTCATATAGGTGGGAACAAAAAACAAACAGGCATGCATGTACCCAGAAATGCATATAAAAACTTAAGATAATGGAAATATTAAATGCAATGCAGCTTAAAGGTGGTCGTAAGGCTGAGACTAACCGGTTGGGATCTCTCAATCAACCTTTACAGTTTATTCCTAAAAAGGAGAAAGATGAACAGTGGGGTGCCTGGAATATGGATTGGATAGAGTGGCAAGGATTGAAACAGGTTAGAAGGAATGCTCGTAGATTGCTGAAGAATTATAAGATTGCTAAAGGGATCATCGATAAAACTGACTATATTGTAGAAGATGATACTGAGTATAAAGACCTGGTAGATGTTCTAACTAAAGAAGATACTAGTGCTCTAGAACTTAAATTCTATCCAATTATTCCCAATGTAATTAACACTTTGGTATCTGAATTTGCTAAACGTAATACTGAAGTTACATTTCGAGCTGCTGATGATAAATCATACAATGATCTTATTGAGAAGAAAAGAGAACAACTTGAGCAAGCTTTAATTTTTGATGCTCAACAGAAACTAACTATAAACCTTCTAGAGGCCGGTATGGATCCTGAATCTGAAGAGTTTAAACAGCAAATGAGTCCAGATAGTATCAAATCTCTTCCAGAAATACAAAACTTCTTTGATAAAGATTATAGATCTATTGTAGAAGAGTGGGCTGAACACCAGCTAAAAGCTGATACAGAGAGGTTTAAAATGGAAGAACTTGAAGAAAGAGGCTTCCGGGACTCTCTTATTACTGATCGTGAATTTTGGCATTTTAAGATGAATGAGGATGATTATGATGTAGAATTATGGAATCCTCCTCTTACCTTCTACCATAAGGCTCCAGGTACCAGATATATCTCTGATGGAGTATTTGTTGGAAAATTTGATATGATGACTGTAGCTGATGTTATTGATGCCTTTGGATGGGTCATGACAGAGGAACAGTTAGCAAGTCTAGAGATTCTTTATCCTGTAAGATCAGCCGGATATCCTCTTCAAGGTTATCAAAATGATGGATCTTATTATGATGCTACTAAATCGCATGCATGGAATACTAATCCACCAAGTCTTCAATACCGTCAATTTACATCTATGTGGAATAATACACAAATGGGTGGAGATATTGTACAGTGGATTATGTCAGATACTGAGGATTTCTATGATATGGGTATGACAGATATGCTCCGGGTAACTACCGCATATTGGAAATCACAGAGAAAATTAGGACATCTCACTAAAATAGATGAAGTTGGTAATATTACACAAGATATTGTTAGTGAAGAATATGAAGTAACTGATAAACCTATCTATGATACTAGTTTATTTAAAAATAAAACAAAACAGAATCTCTTCTTTGGTGAGCATATTGATTGGATCTACATTAATCATGTATGGGGTGGACTGAAGATTGGACCACACCGTCCAGGTTATTGGGGTCAGAATGCATCTGGAGGACCTCAACCTATTTACCTTGGTATTAACCAGAATAAGATTGGACCTCTTAAATTTCAATTTAAAGGGGAAAACTCACTCTATGGTTGTAAACTTCCAGTAGAAGGAGCAGTCTTTTCTGATCGTAATACACGCTCTAGTTCTCTTGTAGATCTAATGAAACCATTCCAAATCGGTTACAATATGGTTAATAACCAAATTGCTGATATTTTGGTAGATGAGTTAGGTACTATCATAATGTTTGATCAGAATTCTCTTCCACGTCACTCTATGGGAGAAGACTGGGGAAAGAACAACCTGGCCAAAGCATATGTTGCAATGAAGAACTTCCAGATGCTTCCTTTGGATACATCTATTACTAATACAGAGAATCCTATTGGAAATACACATTTCCAAAAATTGGACATGGAGCAAACCAACAGATTAATGTCCAGAATCAAGCTAGCTGAATATTTCAAGATGCAAGCATTTGAGACTATTGGTATTACACCACAACGACTTGGTGAGCAAGTAGAACAAGCTACAGCCACTGGGGTAAGAATGTCTGTTGCTAACTCATATGCTCAAACAGAGACTTACTTTATTCAACACTCTGATTATCTAATGCCTCGTGTACAACAGATGAGAACAGATCTGGCCCAGTATTATCAATCTAAGAATCCTTCAAATAGACTACAGTATCTTACCAACACTGAAGAACGTAAGAATTTTGAAATTAATGGTATAGATCTGCTTAGCCGGGATATTAATGTGTTCTGTACTACAAAAGCTAATATTCGTGCTACTATAGAACAACTTAAACAGTTGATGCTTAATAACAATACATCCGGTGCTTCTATCTATGATCTTGGTTCTATTATCAAATCTGATAATATTGCTGAAATCGATGATATTATGAAGAAATCTGATAAGAAGATTCAGCAGCAGAAACAAGCAGAAATGCAACATCAACAACAGTTGCAAGATCAACAACTTCAAGCTACAGCTCAGGAAGAAAAGGCTAAACGAGAATTTGAAGCTTCTGAAAATCAGAAAGATCGTGAAGCTAGGATTGTTGAATCTGAAATTAAAGCTTCTGGGTATGGTGCTATGAAAGATATTAATGCTAACCAACAATCTGACTTTATAGATGCTATGGATCAGATAAAATCTTCTGATGAGTATGCTCAAAGTATGGATCTCAAAAGAACCCAAGAAACAAATAAAGTTCAGATGGTTAGAGATAAAATCTCAGTAGAAAGAGAGAAAATAGCAGCATCTAATGATAAAGCTAAAATTGCTCTTGATATTGCTCGTGAAAATAAAACTAAATCTGAACTTCAAGCTGCCGGTAAACTTAAAGAGAAAAAGGCTAAAGAAGCACAAAAGAAAAAGAAATAACCCATGGACTTCAAAAAATGGAATCAACAAGCTCAAGAAGCTGATACTTTCCTAGATACTCTAGGTAAAACACTGTGGAAACGCAAATGGCTTCTTCTGTTTCTACTGTTTTGCTATTTGATGTATTGGGGATGGACTAATTCAGATCCTTCTACTCAAATACCAGTAGCTACAGAAGAACAGTATAATGATTATGTGAATGCTTATGATAGTACTTATATTGATTCTCTGTAACTTTTTAATATTAAGTAAGACCTTATAGCCATACTCTACAGCATATTTTCAAAAAACATAACTTTATAATGTTTATTCACGTAGTTTTGCATATCAACCAACAATAACCAACAGATAACATGGCAAACGAAACAACACAAGTAACCCAAAAGACTATCACAACTGCTGAGTTGAATGATCTTCTTGGTACTCCAGGTCCTGGAGCGGGTAATGTAATGATCCCAGATGAAGAGAAACCAAACGTTTTTACTCGTAAGAAGGTAGATCTTAATTATCTAAATGAAGAAGATAAACCAGCAGCGGCAACTAAACCTGCTATTACCCCAACTACTTCTTCTACAGAAACTCCTACTGGAACTGCAGATGAGCAAAAAGCAATTGTAGATGAGATTACTGCTACATCTACTGAAGATTTCGATGGTGCAAAAAATACTCCTATTAAAGGGTCTATGTCAGAGGTTATCAAATCTTTGGTTAAAAAAGGTAAACTTATTCCATTTGATGATGAAAAATCAATGGATGAATATACTACAAAAGACTATGAAGAATTGATAGAAGCAAATATTGCTGAAAAAGAAAATAAAATTAGAGAAGAAATACCTGCTCAATTCTTTGAATCTCTTCCTGATGAACTTAAAGTAGCAGCTAAATATGTAAATGATGGTGGTCAGGATTTAAAAGGTTTGTTCCGCGCATTATCTCAAGCTGAAGAAGTTATCTCTATGGATGCTACAGATCCTAAGAACCATGAACAGATTGTACGTCAGTTTTTGACTACAACTGGTTTTGGAACTCCAGAAGAAATTGACGAAGAGATCACTGGCCTTAGAGACCGTGATGAATTAGAGAAGAAAGCCGGTCAGTTTAAGCCTAAACTTGACAAGATGCAAGAGGCTATGATTGGTCAGAAATTAGCACAACAAGAGCAGATGCAAGCTCAACAAGCTGCTGCAGCTAAGCAATATGTAGGAAATATCTACAAAACTCTTGAGCCAGGTGAACTTAATGGTATCAAAGTTGATAGAAAAACTCAGGAAATGCTTTATGCTGGACTAGTTCAACCTAAATATCCTTCTATTTCAGGAAAACCTACCAATCTATTTGGACATCTTATTGAGAAGTTCCAATATGTAGAACCTGATCATGCTCGTATTGCTGAAGCGCTTTGGCTCCTTGCAGATCCAGATAGTTATAAAGCAAGACTCATGGAGAAAGGTAAAAATGCTCAGGTAGAAAAAACAGTACGTCAGTTAAAAACTGAAGAAGCTAACCGAACTCCTGGATCTACAATTGTAGAAAAAGAAGAAACTACTCAAAAAAGAGTATCTAGAACAACAAACCCTAATTTCTTTAAACGAGCTTAACCCAAACAAACCCAAAATAACATGTCAGACACAGTAGCAGCAACACCCGCACCAAAGAAACCAATGTTTTCACTTAAGAATCTATTCTATGTAATAGCTCTAGTTCTTGGTCTTTTTGGTATTGATCACTATACCACTAACCTGGTGTCCGGTGGATCAGTAACAGTAACAGACTCTACAATTGTAGTATCAGCTCCAGTAGTTGAAACTCCAACTGTAGTAGCAATAGACACTGTAAAAGCAGACACAACTAAAAAATAATAATAACAATTCAACAATAACAACACAAAAACAACAATTAAATGGCAACTCCAGTTTTAAACAATGGTATATTCTTGCGAGACACGAATTACCAAGCAAGTTCTCATGTGGATTCCTACCACTTGGTGAATATGCTCAAAAATGCTGAACCTATGGATATGGGTCCAGTTGACATCTGGGCAATGAGTCAGAAGGTAGAAATGCCCCTGTATCAAATGTCTAGCTTCGGTGGGAAAAACGTTATCATGGTTGATAACGCAAAAGGTGAGTACAAATGGCAATTGCCAATAGCTCAGGATCTTCCTTACATTATCGAAGACATTGAGCCAGCAAACACTCAAAAAGGTTTGGATGGTACTACTTTCAAAATCAAAATTAACAAGCGTGAATTTGGACATGGTGATATCATCACTTATGACAAATACAACGGTACAGAGATGTACATTACAGTTGATGATATTCTGCCAGCTTCTGACGGATTTATCTACACTGTACAGCTTGTAAACAATGACTCTTACAAATTCTTGGATAACAAGTATTTGGCCTGTCAAACCAAGGTGTTCCGTAAAGGTTCTGCTCGTGGAGAAT